TACGGTGAACACGCAGGAGCGTCTCCAGATGGAGTAGTAGGTACTGAGGCGGTTCTTGAGATTAAGTGTCCTAGAGCAGTTAAGTTCTTTAAGTTAGTAGCTGATGGGATTATTGATAAGGAATACATAGCTCAGATGCAGATGCAGATGATGTGTTCCAATTCAAAAAGAGCGTATTTCTTCAACTACTTACAGTTAAATGGAAGAGAATATCACCACACGATAATAGTGGAGAGAGATGAGGCATTCATCGACATAATGAAGAAAAGGCTAGAGGAGGCTATTAAGATAAAAGAAGAATATATTGTTAAACTATTAAAGAATTCACAGTATGAAGCGGAGTAAAATAATTAAGAAATTGGCTAAAGGGAAAATTGCGATAATAATAGACTGCAACAAGCAAAAGAGGCTTAGGAAGATATTAAAGAAGGCATTCCCTTATGATAATTCATCTACTAAGAGAGTGTTTAAGGAGGTATTTCTTGAGATAGCCCCATACGACGCTAGAGTTTACAGATGTGACATTTACAATGATATGTGGACAACGGCTTCATTTACTCCACTAGGATATGATATAATTAACCTTTCAAATATATAAAAATGGCAAAGACAGAGTTACAGAGAATTACCAGAGTTATGAACCACAATCATTCAAGAGGACTTAATTCTGAGAGAGTAAATAAAATTTATCGAAAAATACTTGCGTATAAGTTTAAAAAAGATTAATTTAGCACTTTATTACAGATGTATAGAGAGGAGCATCTTAAAATCCACTCAAATAAATAAACAACATTATGAGTAATCGTAAAAACGCATTCGCACAACCAACAGCAAATCCATCAACTCGTTTTATGGAGTGGAAGTCAAACGACAAGTCATTCTCTTACTGGGATAAAGCTGCTGAAAAAGAAGTGGTACAATCATTGCCATTCAAGTTTTTAGTGTTAGATGAATTGCATACTCTTGGAGGATGGAACGATGCATCTTCTTCAAGAATCTTCTCTAATGAAGTGAAGTATATCGGGAAGCAAGAGATGACTGCAAAGGCATTTAAAGGAGGTGTTATTGCTAAAGGTGTTTATACAGACATCAAGAATAAGGTAAAAGACGCTGGAGGACATTACTTGAAGTCAATTTACATTATGCTTGAAGATGGGTCTTTAGCAAATGTGAAGTTAAAAGGATCTGCTGTTCAAGGATGGGGAGAATTCACTAAAGCAAACAGGTCTAAGTTAGCTTCTAACTGGGTTGAAATCAATAAGGCTATTGAGGGTAAAAAAGGAGCTGTTAAGTTTACTACTCCCGATTTTACAGTAGGAGCTATTTTAACGCCAAATGAAGAGGCTGATGCTGATAAATGTTTCGACTCTTTAGAATCATACTTAAAAACATACTTAGTTCAACAAGATGAGCCGGTAGTTGCTGAGGTTGAAGTAGAAGATTTAGATTTCTAGTTTTTATTTTGTTTTGTTTTGGAAGCCACAGTTAACGCTGTGGCTTTTTCTATTAACGTTAAGAATTTCTTAAATGCTTTGTGTAATAAATATTTTATACTACATTTACAGAAAAACAAACAGATATGAGAAACTTTAATCAGATTAGCATCTACAAAGATAAGTCTAGGAATAGGTGCTACAGGATATACTCTAATAATGAGATATTCTCCAATGAATATATTAAGCTAGTATTGGACTATCAGTCAATAAAAATATCAGTCCCTACTATAGATGACCGAAAACATTTATTGAAGCCACAACACGATTCGAGAGGCGGACACATTGTTACATTCCATACTGATTATGATATACCAATTGGTAAATACGAACTAGAAAGTGAAGATAGTGACTTTTTTGAGGTGTTTTATACCCACCCCTAATAACGAAATTACAAAAACAAGGGGGGTGTCCCTAAAAGAGACCAAAAAACGCAAAAATGTCCACTTTTCTCTCTTAACCCCTATAAACACTGAATAAAAACAGTGGACATTAACAAAACATTAACAAATATGAAGATAAGTGTATTTAAAGATTTATATAAATCAAAGGATGTTCCCTACTCTATGGAGCTTAATACTGTATTAGATAGGATAAGAGTAGGTAAGAGTAAGGAATTAATAGATAGAATAAGAAATGGAGAAAAAGATTGTAAGAACTCTCTACCTTGCATATTATTTGCTGGGGAATTTACTGAGAGAAATTCTAATTCGCTTGTAGCACATTCAGGTCTTATGGTTGTGGATTTTGATAAATATCCAGACTCAGAGACAATGGATAAACAAATGGAATTATTAAAGGTTAATCCTTATTTTATATCTCTATTTATATCTCCTAGTGGAAAAGGAATAAAAGGGGTAGTAAGAATACCAAATGCTACTAAGGAGACACATCCAAAGTATTTTAAGGCGTTTCAGAAGAAATTTAATTATGACTACTTTGATATATCTAATAGTAATATAGATAGGGTTTGTTTTGAGTCTTATGATCCAAATATCTACATCAATATGGAAGCAGAGGTATTTGATGTTCCGTTAATAGATGAAGGGTATTCTATATCAGAGAGAGTTCCATTAATTCCTATTAGCGATGAAGGTAAGATTATAGAAAAGATAATGCGATTTGACTGGAAGAAAGACTTCGTAGAAGGAGAGCGTAATTCATTTATTTTTGACTTAGCAGGTGCGTTTTGTGAATATGGAATATCTGAATATACAGCAGAGGGATATATCTTGACAAATGTAATAGATGGAGATTTCTCAGAGTCAGAAGCTAAAACAACTATCAAGTCGGCATACAGAAAAAGGTCTTTCGATTCTAAGTTTTTTGAAGATTACAACAAGATAGATTTGATTAAGTCAGATTTAAAGAAGGGTAAAAAATTTGTAGTTGATAAATACGCTGTAGCGGAGGATATAGTAGAAGAACTCGCTAACGAAACAGAACACGATGCGTTTTGGGTAATAGACGATAAGGGTAAGGTATCTATCAATCCATTTAGGTATAAGAACTTCCTAGAAAGAAACGGATTTAAGAAGTATTTCCCTTTCGAATCTACAGAGCCTACACTTGTGTATGTTAACGAAAATAAGGTAGTAGAGACATCCGTAGAGCGAATTAAAGACTTTGTACTAGATTATCTAGTTAAACACGAAGAGATGGAGGTATGGAACTATTGCGCTAAGTTCAACAACCTATTCTCAGAGCCTTACTTACTTATGCTGCCTACCATTGAATTAATGATGCTAAAGGACACAAGAGAAAAGTCTTTTATTGCATTCAAAAATGGGGTTTTAGAGGTAACTAAGAATTCAGTAGAATTGGTTGAGTATTTTACTGTAGGAGGATATATTTGGGAAAACCAAATCATAAATCGTAATTTCGAGCTGTTAGATGAATTTAGTAATGAATACGAGACTTTTATTAAGAACGTTTCTAACGAAGAGCCATTATCACTAGAGACTGTAATTGGATATCTATTGTCTACTTACAAAAACAAGATGAATAACAAGGCGATTATATTAAACGATGAAACTATAACAGATAATCCAGAGGGAGGTACTGGAAAAGGACTGTTTGTTCAAGGTCTTGGTCAAATAAGAAAAATAGCTGTATTAGATGGTAAAACTTTTGATGATAAAAAATCATTTCCTTATCAAACAGTTTCTACAGAGACTCAGATATTAGTATTCGATGACGTTATACGCAACTTTAATTTTGAGAATAAATTTTCTCTAGTCACAGAAGGAATGACGTTGGAGAGAAAAAACAAGGACGCTATCAAGCTAAATGTAGAAGAGTCTCCTAAGATGGTTATCTCAACCAATTATGCAATTAAAGGAGAAGGAAATAGCCACGATAGAAGGAGATTTGAGGTAGAGATAGCTCAGTACTATGGTAAGAAGCTAACTCCATTTGATGAATTTGGGAGACAGTTATTCGATGATTGGGACGAGGCTGAATTTTTGAAGTTTGATAACTATATGATTAGATGCTTACAGTCTTTCTTAAAAGAAGGATTAGTTCCTCAGAATGCTAAAAATATTAAGATGCGTAAATTTATAGCAGAAACCTCAATGGAGTTCTTAGAATGGATAGAAGATAGCCAAAACATTGGTCGCAACGTAAGATTAGAGAAAAAATTGTATTACGACAAATTTGTGGAAGACTACCAAGATTTCAAAAAGTGGTTAACACGTAAGAAATTTAATATATGGATACAGAAATACTGTTCATTTAAGGAACATAGTTACCAAGAGGCAAGCTCTAACGGTCATGCTTGGTTTATGATTCAAACAGAAAAAGATACTAACGAAATAGATTTTTAATTATAGGAATAAATTATCAAGAGCTATCATTTATAATGAAAATAGCGTCAAAAGAAGCTAAAACAATATTCCAAGATATATCAGGAATGGCAACAGTAAAGACAAGTGATAATATCGACATCAACTCCTTC